GTAAGCACTACCTGTTGTAGTACGAATTACACTGTCTGTCTCAAGATCTAAATAATATTCATTATCACCAGCTGTAAGAGTAGAGTAAGAACTAGAATAACCTTCTCGTTCTTGTACACTTACAATAGCATTGACAGGACTTTCTGTTAGTTGAACAACATAAGTGTCCCAATTAACATTAAAAGTTTCTGTCTTATTAGAGCTATAATAATCTACAATATTATTACCGCAATAAGTTTTTACTAATTGGCTCACTGAGTCTACGAGTGCATCAATCCTACCGTCATCCTTCACGCTTTGTGAAAGATTTTTTAAGGCTTTATACTCGTCTATTGTTATTAAGTCTGCCATAAGTCAATTAGTAAAAACTTGGGGGAAGGCCGAAGCCCTCCCCACAAGGTAATAGTTAAATACTCCTAATTAGGCGTATTCAATTCGAACACAAGGCTCATCGGCAGCACCATCACCAGCAACTAACTCTTCAAATCCTCTGGATTGTGAAGCGACAACTGCTGTACGCTGACCTGCTACTTCGTAGTCAGTTTCAATATTAACACCGCGTAACTTAGGCATTAAGTAGTTATGAACATTGACTGCGACAGCCGCTGTTTTAGTAGTTGCACGTGCAAACTGATCACTAGCTATGACTGGAGAGCCATAGATAGATCCAACTTGACCAACTACCTTCATAGCGAGGTCACTACCAACTTCTGACACGTCCGAGAACGCCGCATCTGCGATTAGGTTAAAATACTCTTCAACGTTAACAATGTATGCTACGTCTCCAGGATTAACTCCGTATTTACCCATTTCAGAGCGAATGGACAGTAAGTTTGCGCCTGTTACAGCACCTGTACCATTATTTGCGATATCAGTAACAGTGGCAGAATCTTTCGCAAAGAAAGAACCCGCACCATCAGTACCTGCTCCACCAATAAGACCAGCTTGATTAGCTGTACCATTCATGATTGAGCTATCAATTGCGCGTGCGTGTGCTCGTGCAAGAGCTGATAGAATCCAAGGAAGAACATTAACAACGATTTGCTCGTCAGTATCGTTTGCGATAAACGTACCAGAAATCAAACGATATGCGTTCAGTGTGACACGATTAATGTGATAATTATTATCGGTCGCACCTTTCTCTTCCAAGAGATTAGCAGTGGTTTCTAGACCAGTAGCGTTCCAGTTAGCGTTTTCAGTATCTGGAATGACTGGCATGACAGTGGCACCTGAATTAACCGCCATATCTTTAAAAAGATTAGCGACTTTTTGCTCAAGTCGTACTTCTTCTTCGAAAGTAGAAGATACGCTTGCATCAAGGCCGATACCAGTTGAGGCATCATAAGTAACGCCTGCTTTGGTCATGATATCTTGGGCATAGTTGGTATTCCAACCTTTACCAGTGATTTTACCTAGAACTGAAGCATAGAGAAACTCTTTGCCCCACTTAGAAATATCACCGTCACCACGATTTGCGAAAACTCGCTTTGATTCCTGAAGACGGGAAATTTCTTCCTTCTTCTCTTCAAGATCAGATTTATGCTGCTTGAGAACTTCCTCAATTTCAACATCCTTCTCTGCGAGCTTAGCTTCTACATCTTTTACAAGCCTTTCAGCACCAGTCTCAACTCCTACCTGAATAGCAGTTTTAACCTCCGCTTCTTGCTTGACCTTCTCTGCTTCGGCAGCTTCTACCTTTTCGGCTTCAGCTTTCTCCACAGCTTTTTGCTCGGCTTGCTTCATTGCAATATTAGTAGCAGTTTGTTCCGCTACCTGCTTTGCAAATGCTTCCAAGTCGATTTCGGGAGTTTTATCTTCCGACATTACGATCTCCTTTTGCACGGTTTTACCCGCCCTTACCGGTGTATTACTAGCTACGCTGGATGATCTCTCATCTTCATTAGCCAGAGACTGACCGGCTAGATCTACACGATTTGTGAAAGTTTTCTTGAAGTCATTGTACTCTTCCATAGAGTCAAACGACTTCGCTAAAGAAAAAGTAGCTGCCTGATTGCAAGGTACGGAAACTACCGATACCTCAAACAATTCAGCGTCCTTTATCATAAGTCCGTCAGTTTCCTCGATATAATCGGCATCCTTGACTCGGAAACCAACAGAAAATGCTCCAAGAACGCCATCCTTAACTAAGTCGCAGACCCCTGCGGGCGCTGACTTACTAATTTTTGCCTCTAGTGCCAGACCATTATCTGTTACATCGAGACCCGTAGCACGACCGATAGGACGGTCGTAGTCGTGATTAAAAAGAATAATAGGATTCTTTTTAAAATTGTTTAAACCACCTTTACCCCAAGCGTCGGCTCTAATACTATCACCAGCTCTATCAAAGTCTGCTGTACTAGCCATACCGCGTATTTTAACGCTGCCATCCTCTTCGGGCGAAGATTTAAAAGTGGAAGTTAGATTAAAAATTTTATTCATTCGTTTCATTCCGTCCCGTAGTAAGAGTTATCTTACCAGGCTTGGGAGCTGAGGGAATTCTTGATTCAGGAAAAGCTGGCTTATCCTTAAATAAATCTCCTCTACCCTTCTTCTTTGCTTCTTTAATATCTTCTTTAATGTTGGGGTATTCAGTATGAATATACTTAAAACACATACTCCATCCACCCATTACTTTCTTAATTTCTTTGATCGTATACGGAGCATCGTTTTGTCTACTATACTCTACAGAAGAGTCAAAGACTTTACCCTTCTCTATATAATACTCGGCCAAAGCTGCTGTCATCTTTCTTCGCTGTATGCTAGACATCTTCTACCTCTGCTTCTATTGGCGGTAAGGAAGGTTCTTCCTCCTCATTCTGTGCAGGTGCACCGCCTTCATCTGGATTTGCTGCGCTTCCCGCTATGTTAGCCGGAACTCTTAGCTCGTCGTTACCTTCAATAGCCTCAAAGCCTATCGCTTCTCTTGCCTCGTTTGGTGTGATAACTCCACCATTTACTAGAGAAGTATAGTACTGAGATTGATCTCTCAGTTCTGGTTGTAACGCTGGTATATTGGTTACATCTTCTTCTAGTTGAAATCCGAAAAATCTTTCATATGCAAAGTTTATCTTTCGTACTATAGGTAGTATAGTTTCTAAGTAATACAACCTCAAATTAGGCCGTAAATTTGCATTATTTCCTGAATCTAGTAGTATCGGTGGTACTCCTAGAGATTTAAGAATGATCTTCTCGTTTTCTGCTATAGAACTCTGAAAATCTAATTCTTTAAAGTTTACATTTGAGATCGAATCTACTTCGATACCTCCATCCAGAATTAAAGGTCTTCGACCGCCTGCGTCAGGTCGGTATCGAGTGCTCCAAGACTGTAACATCCTCTCTTTAATCTTTTCTGATAAAGTATTAGGGCTTTTTAACACCAAGCCCGGTATTGCCCCATTTTTGAAAAAGTTATCTTGAAACTTTCTCATACTTGTCATCAGTTGCATTGTACGCAATGAAGGACTTAGCCTGGGTACTCCTCTATATATAGAATAGAATGAGTTCTCTTTAATATGAATAATTTCTGATGGCTTATACTTAAGATCTTGTTGGAAAGAATAACTTTCGATATAAGTTGTTTCACTTGCATTAATCGTCATCTTATCCGATGGCAGATGATATAAGTGAACTCCATCATAGTAGACAAAAATATTGCCATCTAGTATAAAGTCTGTGACCAGATTTCTACGGAATGTATTTATGTCTTGAAACGGGTTAGGTTCTTGGTTTACTAAAAGATCAACTTTAGCTCTTTTAATGTTCTTAACTATGCTCCTGCCTTTAATCGCAGGACCGACTTTAGTTCTGATCTCAGCGACATCATCAACTATCATGTTGACGCCACGATTTACAATTTCTAGTTCTTCGTATGCTCGCTCGTATTGTTGTATCGGCTCACGCGTTGAATCTATTTTATTATCATAGTACTCTTGAGCAGGATTCAACTTCTCTTCGCGGTCTATACCAAATAATGTGTCATACCATGCCATGTTTTGATCTCTGTATTTCTACCCACTTTTCCTGCTTCTTAGCAGTTGCTAGCGAAGGGTCTTTACCGTAAATAGAATGAAGCTTTAAGTGATGTTCATGGCATAGAGTAACTGTATGTTCATAGAGCTCTGCTGTGTGCTCCTGTATAAATTCATCTCTGAATTCTAGTACCTCTTCAGGAACTTTTTTGTGTTTTTTAACCCATCCATACAGTAAGGGACTTAAACTATAAAAATGGTGAAAGTCTAAGCTAGACGTCTCACCACAGATGTAACATTCAATGCCTTTTTTATATCCTGATTTTGCTCTATCTCTGATATATTTTACCAGATCTCTTTTTAGCTTTATCATTACTTTATTAACCAAATTATATCGAAGTTGAGGTTTGAAGTCAAATACTTTTTTCAACCATGTCTATTAAAACGATGTGTGCGTAGTTTCAAAAGAGTATAACGCATATCTTAAAGCGTCCGCCATGTGAGAAGCAAAATTATGTCTAGGCTTCTCTTTTACCAAATTAGGATTTGGATCCCATTGGTATTGATCTAAGCTTTTCAGAGTATGTTCACATCTCTGATCCACAATTAGATTATTATTATCAACTATCGAAGCTATATGTCCAATTCCATCGGTCAAAGATTTTTTTGCATTGATGGTTGATATGTCAAAATTTTGTGCGAAGTCGAAGCGAGTTTGTTGCGCTGCAGAGTCGATATAAATGTAGTCTATATCCCACTTTTCTACTAGTTTCCGTATCTCTATAGCGTGCTTCTCAGTGGTGCGCTCCGAATCCAGGTACTCATCAAATAAGTAGAATTTCTGTGAATCCCAGTCATATCCTATTACACAAAATGCAGTAGGGTCTCTATAACCTACGTCCATACCCGCTATCATATCCATCTTGGAAGTATCCATACTTTTTAGGTCTGCGATACAATGCTCGATGTCAAAATTCCAAATTTGACCCTCGTAAGTATTAAAATCAGCTTCGTACTCTTGTTTAAATTCTGCATCGCTCATAGAACTTCGAGCTTCTTTAATGTCTGATTCACTCATACGAGGGTTGTCATGATAGGTAGCTCTAATAGATGCCCATTCTGGAAATTCATCATTAAAGCCTCTATCATAGAACTCTGCGAACCAGTTGTTCTTACCCCGTGGAGTAGATACAAATATAGCCTTAGAGTTTGTCTTATCTAGTGTGGGACGTAGTGCTACATTGAAAGCATCTCGCCCATCTGAAGATAGTGCTGCTTCGTCAAATATTATTAGGTCATAAGATCGACCAACCGTTGAGTCTACCTGGTTTATAGACCCCATCCTAACTGTGGAGCCATTGGATAGTTCAATTATCTTATCCTTTGCGTTATCTCTCTTAATTTCTAAATCAAAATGCTTAATTAGCGTTCTTTGCAGATCAAAAGAAATCTGAGACAACGCATAGTTAGGTGAGATAATGAGGATATTTGAATTTGGTACTAAAGATACCAGTTGCCCTATTATATTGGCTATATAAGTCTTTCCCTGACGCCTTGATAATGCTGCACAAATAAACCTATATTTAGGATTATTTATAGCGTTAATTATCGCTATCTGTGATGATAGCGGTTTTATGCCGAGCAGTTCCAAATATGGAGCCACTGGAAGTTTAAGAAAACGTGTCTCAGATTGTAAATCTAAAAGTTCATCGGAAGTTATATCCTTCCGACTAATTTGTACCGTCATGTTCTAGTAACACCTTTCGTAGTATTTAAATGTATCTAAGTAGTAGCTTCTGTTCCAACCATACCCAGGAGAGTACCCGCCATAGCATCTAGGTTCATTAATATGCACGGATAGATGTACTTTTGGTAAAGTAGTACAACTAGCCAGTAAACATAATAACGCTATGCTTTGGGCGATCCTGTATTTGCGTATAAACCGAACCATGCTGCACCTGCTCCTACGATTACTGATATTAATCCTGCTTGTTCCATTGTTGGAGCCGGAAGCCCCATAAACCACATTGCGCTATAATACAGGAGATATATGTAAGTAGAAATAAATACTCTAGGAAAGATTCTCCAAGAGTCGATGGCCGAGGCCAAGTCTTTTATTCCTTGATACTTTGGAGGTGGTGGAGCAGCTTCGGCGGGTGCGTCAGCGGCTGCAGCATCTTCCAGTTCGTCTATCCTGCGTAACATGGCTTGATATTTGTCTAAGTCTACCTGTACTTCATTTCTGCTATCGTCTGTCATTACTTCCCTCGCTTCTTAGGCTTTTTCTTTGGCTTTTTGCCATATCCTCTACCTTTTGGCATCCTATTCTCCCGCGTTTTTCCTGTGCTTATTGAAAGCTAAAAATCCGAAACAATATAGCGTAAACCAGGCACAGTAGTTAATAAACTTAAATCCATTAACTGCTATCGCCGCTTCCCTAAAGGTCATATCACATTCTTTCTGATCCATTACAGGACCCCACTCGCCGCTTTTAAACTTCAATTTCGAAAATTTGTAAGCATAATCGTGGATAAGTCCCGGTATTAGTAATAATCCTATGGGGTTTAACAGAAACCAAAAGATTCTAGGGATGGATGCGCCATCAAACTGAAATCCTTTGGGTATTACAAATTGTTCGCCATTGATGCTAAAATTCCAATCAGCAGCGATCATCCATTTTCT